ATACCTCTATCCTTGCCTCTGCTGTGGTGAAATGGTGTTTCAACTCTACCTCCTGTTGGACAGCCACCTTTAACCCATCCAAGACCTTGCGGTAATCAGAGTGGGCATATGCCCATGCCTCTTTAGCAGCCACAGTGTCCTCAGGGGACTGGGTGAACAAGATGGAGATTTGAACCTTCTTGAAATCCTCCAGATATTTCCGATCTGATACAGCTTGGGCTAACTTGGATGAGTTCTCCACCATCCAATGTAACGCCCTCTCTATTGATTGCTCGTCAGTCATTGCGGGGGTCGTCTGTTGTGGACTTTATGCGCTCGTCCCAGATATCGACTAATTCGTTAATTGCCTGCTGTAGCTTGAGGATAGCCTCCCCATTAATTCCTATCATGCCCCCTGTCTTACAGATAAGAGGCTTGTCTGATGTCTTGTCTGATACCCAGAGATACCACTTCTTGTTGTCTGCCACGTTAGTCATCCAGTTCTTCCCCAGATAGTGTCCTAGCAACATGCTGGTACTTTAGTTTACCACAACTAAACGCTTTGTCTAGCGTCGTAAATATAAAGCCAGCTTGAAAATCTAGCACGTTGTCGTCGCCACTATGGGCTGAAGAGTGGCACTTAAAACACAGGGGCATTGTCAGGTAGTCATTGGCTTTCATCCCCATGCCACCGCCACCATGAGGCGAATACCTATGCTTCAGGTGGTGCGCCACAATAGTCTCGTCCTCTAAGCCACAGTTCACACAAGGCAGGGTAGCTACCCAGTTAAGGTAATCCCTACTCTTCCATCTCCTATGCTTGGGTATAGGCCTCACGCGATCAGGCCCACGCAGCTCCTCTGGGTAGTCAGATTTCGCAGGCATCTGCTGTGCAAGCCAGCTCTTGACTGCTTGTGGTGTTATCCTCTGCCTCTTGCACTAGCGCCCAGTCTAAAGATTGTATCTCAGAGGCCCGTTTGGCATGCTCCTCAGAGGTTATCTCCTCATAAGGGGCAGCAACATAGGAATGGTCACTGTCTGCCTTAGGCAGGAAACTAACACCGCTTAGTATGTCAAAGTTCTCATAGCACCAAGAACCCACCTTGAGCCACTCGTCTTCTGCAATGTAGACAGTGATGCTAGGCTTGTGCTCACACCAGTTTACGTTGAACTTCTTCCATATCTCCAAGTGGGAGATAGCATCCACCTTATCCCGCGTGATGGAGGTTATAGGCGCTTTCATAGGGAACTCAAACACTATCGCGTCTGGATTGTATGGGTCATCTGTTACAGGCACATGCGCTGCCAACAAGGCGGAGTTGAGGGGGTCTTTGCGATCCTGTCTTACCCTCCGTATGTAGTGCTTGGCGTAAGCTGGGTGCATCCCTGACCCATGAACCCCAGTTAGCTGACTCACGGTGCCACTGGGCTTGATGCAGGTAACGGCAGCCGACCTTTCTATCCCCAACTTCTTGGCCCACTCTTTGTTAGTCTCAACTGCAACCTCTCTCAGTTGTTGCAAATGAGAAGCATTCGCATTTAGAATCTTGGGCGCATCGTATAGTCCGGTTAAACTAACACCAAGTAGCCTTTCTTCCTCTGCGTTCTTCTTCCAAATGGGCCGAACGTACCTGAAATCCGTCAAAGTGGACTGAAAAGTGCCTAAAATGGTGGCTAATTTGATGCTCTCAGCCACAGAATTCAGGTTCTCGTCCATCCGTAGTACGCACTCAGAGAGGTTGCACAAACCTGCCGGTCGAAGTACCACCTCAGAACAAGGATTGCATCCAAATTCATAGGACTTGTCACGCCTTTCCGGGGCCATTTCCTGCGCTGCTTTGCGATTGAAGATGCCCCGCTCTCCGCTCCTAGACTCATATAGGGCCATCCACTCCCGCATGAATATACCTATGTCAGGCCTCTCAGTGTAGCAGACAGAGTTATTAGCCAACGCCCTCTGCCCCTCTTCTAACCACCACTGACCCATCTTGGCCCGTTGCATACGCTCGTCAGTGAGGTTGCTCAGACTCAACTCAGCAGCCCTTCTGACCCCACCTACCACCACAGCCTCTCCGTTGTAGCAGAGGAGATCGTGGCATTCTATGCTGCTTAACCTGCGCCCAACAGCATTTCGGAATACTCTAATATAATGATTAAATAATCTTTCCAGAGGATCAGGGCCAGAGGCTCTGCCACCAAACACCTTGAGTCTAGCCCCGGCAGGCCTGATTCTGCTGTAGTCCGCCTTGGGTATCATACCCTGATAGAGCAGGCTAACCAGTTCTCTCAATGCAGTAGCCCATCCTATCTTGCTGTCCCTGACTACAATGGTGGTATCGGAGTCATAGAAGGCATCCGCTACCTCAGGCAGCTTGCCGATGTACTGCCTTTCAACGGAGAACCCCACCCCAGTACCGCACAAGAGGATGTAGAGATTCTCGTCGAATACCCTGATGTGGTCTACAGCCATGTAGCTACAGTTGTAGCCTGCCATGTTGTCTCGTTCTAATGCTCTTCCAGAAACCATGAGCGCCCTCATCGAGGGTACTACCAGCATGTTAAGCATCGCAGGCCTAATCTCTGGAGGGAATCTATGTCCTGCTGACTCCTCCATGAATCCAAGGTATCGATCTACTGTCTCCGTCCATGTCTCCCTACGCCCCTCACTGTCGAGGTAACGAGCGTAGCGAGACTTATGGATAAAAGATTGGTAGTCGTTCATTCTGTCTCCTGTAGTAGTGGATGCCCCGTTGAGTTTGGTAGCGATTACACGGGGCAACATAATCGCAATCCCACCACAGGGAGTTAGTCTGTTCCGCCGTAGTTGTCAGGTTCCTTAGGCTCGACAACTAGAGCATGTGAGAGTTTAACTAAATCGTCGAAATCTAGTAAGGCAAGTATGCGAGAACTCCTCTTCTCTCCGATGGCAACAACAGGAATTTGATTCAACTTTGATCCTTCCTTCGCCTGTTGATACCAATCTTTAAGGTACTGGCTTAGGTTTTCTCTATATTTGCATTCTATACCAAGCAGCGGGTGGTGTACATCTAAATCTGTTAGTCTATCTGCTACGCTCACTCGATGGCCTCCGCATCTTTCCGCTACGCGCCTCTCAAAACGCTTCCAGTTCTTATCCATAAGGCTTGTCTGGAGTCTGCTCGTAATTTTTCGGGTTTTTCTTCCATGCGCTCGATCCCATCCCCTCCCATTTTCGATACATCTGGCAAGTGTAGCCTGTCCTACAGAACGCTTCATGCTCACAACCATTACACGGGGCGCTACGTCCTTGTGCCAGGAAGAGATTGTAGCTTTCCGTAGACATGCTCATAGTTCAGTCCACTGGTCGGGATGATACCAGTTCCAATCCCCATCGTCAATAAAGTGGGCCACCATAGGGGAAAGTTTTTTCTTGTTAGCCGCAAGATATCCCTGCATGCTGTCGGCTAAAACCACCACCACAGAAACCTCCTCTCCTGTCTCATTATTCTGGAGGGTTACTGACTGGCCTCGCCTTTTCATGCTTTGAATCCCCCAGAGTCCAGATCATCGTCGTCTAATAGAAGTTTCACTGCCCTCTGGTTCTGAGCGAGGAGATTCATGCTTGCCTGATCCATCCATAGGTCAATGTCACACTCAGCCATGTCCCAGTGCCTAGCCTTGGAGACACTCAGGGTAACGTCAGGGTCATCAGGGTCATCACTGTATGTTCGTTGGATCAAAAGTACGTTATCCACGCGGTCGGTCAGTTCGCCTGCGCCCCTGATAGAGAATCGGTCTAGCTTCTCTCGTATTGAAAAAGACTTCCGCGCATGGGCCACTAGAATGATGTGGCATTCGAGGTCACGCACCATGTCAGCTAGGCGGCACACTACCTCCTTCTGGGCATTGTAATCGTCATTCTTGATGCCTGAGATAGTCATCAGTGAATCGACCATTATCAGATCAGTGCCAAAGTGGTCTATCGAGTAACGGACACCAGCCTCAAGGGTGTCCATGTCCATAGAACCTTCCTTGTCAAAAAAGTACAGCTTGTCCTTACACCACGCATTGAACAGTAGTCCAAAGTCGATTTTGGGAGTCATTGACGTAGAAGATTGTCTCCAAAGGCGGATTAACTGCGACCGTGGGGACATTTCTAGCGAGACTGAGAGTACCTTTGCCCCTTGGGTCATCGCTATCAAGGCTATCTGACCTAATACTAGAGACTTGCCTGATGAATTGATGCCTCCCAAGAGAGTGCATTCTCCTGATCTCAACCGGAACTTGTCTTCGAGGACAGGCCAAGGCAGTTTATACCCGGTCTTTTCATCACCAAGGATGTAGAAGTCCAGCACTTCTTTGGTGAATTCATTGGCTGCTCGAATAGAATGCTCTGACTCTATCTTCAGGTAGGGGGCTAGAATTTCGGGGGTCAGGTTATCCATCTATCCTGTCCCTGCTCTCCAGTTCGCGTGCAATCAGCCCTAAGATAGAGCCTGCTTCTTCGAACTCCTCTAAGGCAACCCCTATTGCACCAGCAACAACTTGGTAGCCAACGTAATTATCAGGCGCGCTGTCAATAATCCTCAGAAGATACGCAACCTCGCTTTCAATCCTCTTCTGTGCTTCCCTCCCTTTTTCGTCTAGCATCTCGGAAGACCCAGTAGTCAGAATCATCGAGAGACAAGGCGTTCCCGTATTTGTCACGGTTAACTCTCCTGTGTGGTTTCCAGTATTGATCGCCCCATACGTCGGAAGAGGCCTTAGGGTCAACGTACACATAATTCCAATTCACATGTGCATACC